TTGGTTATAGAAGTCTTTTGGTCGTAAGCTAGCTTCAAGCCTAACCATCTTCTCTTTGAATGCACGGTCACCAGCGCGGTAAGCTTCTTCAGATTTAAATTTCTCTCTTTCCAACGCCATTCTTTCCGCAGCTTCTTGTGCTATTCTAGCTTCGCTACGTTCTCCTCTTTCTGCTTCAGCGACAGATGTAAGCGCACGGATGCCTGTGTCTTCAACACCTTTTGCAACTTCAAATGCTTTAAGCTCTAGTGCCTGCTTATCTTGAATCAGTTTATCCGCAGCAGCACGTTGACCACGTTTCTCAGCAAGTTCAGCTTGAGCAGCTTTTTCTTCAGCTTCTGCAAGGTATTTAGCTGCTGCCATGTTACGAGCTTGCTGTTCAGCACGAAGTTTCTGAGTGCCGGGGACCATAGCAGATAAAGTCTCACCGAGCGTACGCTTTGGACCCCCCGCTGCCATCGCGCCAAGATAATCCATTAACTCAGGTTTTTGGCCCCGCAAAGCTTCAGCCATACGAGCTTCTCTACCAGACCTACCCTTCTCGTATTCTCCAAACTCCGCAGCCATTTCAGCAATACGTTGATCTCTAAGATCTTTTTGTTTAGCTTCCGAGAGCATAGTTTTATCACCACGCTCAGTAATACGGCGACGAGCAGCCATAATTTCTTGGAGGGGATCTAACTTACCTGTAGATGTACCTGTGGTTGAAGGAACTTCTTCTTCAACAGACTCGCTAATACGGTAAGGAGATTCCGCAGCATTTTCTGGGTCCATTTCGCCCCTATCGCCACCTTTTTTAAACCCAAGTACACCACCCCCACCGCTAAACACAATACCGCCATCCATCGCAGTAAACATATCAGGACGCATCGGCAGTGTGGCAATACCTTGTTCGCGTCCAGCAAGATCCTGTTCTTTTTTAGCCATGAGTGCGCCAAGTAGACCAAGCTGTTGTTCTTTTTGTTGTATCTGTTGCCCCATCGCAGCAAGCTGCTGAGCCTTTTGTTGCAACTCCATATCCTTCTGTTGAAAGATGGTTGGGCTGTTTGCAGGATTGTTTTGCATAGCTTGTTGGCGCTGAAAAGCTTGACGCTCGTTACCACGAGCCATCATCTCTTGCTGCGCCATCTGTGGCGTGACTTGTCCAGTGGGCTGTTGACCTCTAGCATATTCCTGAAGTCTTTGGTCAGGAAACCGGACAGGGTTTTGTAGCGCAGCCTGTGTCTGAGGCGGGGAAAAAGGAATCTGTGCCATGTTTTAACCCCCTAACCCACCAAGAAGTTGCGCTAAGTAAACGGAAGAAATACCACCCGATAATGCCTGAGACATGGGGTCAATACCAGTAGGTGCTGCGTTATAAGGCAGTCCTTGCAGCATATTTCTCATAAACGTGAGATTTTCATACGGATACTTTTCACCGCGCAAGAACTCGTTATAGTCAAACTGCTGCTGTTGCTGCCCAAGATCCGCCATTTGTTTAAGCGTTGCCAGATCAAGATAACCTTGCTGTTGCCCAAGATTGCCAAGAGCACTACCCGCTTGAATACTAGTTTGCAAACCTTTAAGCCCAAGCTCAGAACCAAACTGTCGAGATTGTTCAGCCAATTTCTGGGCTTCAAGAGCACGCTGTTGTTCAGTATTAAACTGCCCAAGACCAGACTCGTAAGCTTTCTGTAACCCTTGACCTTGGATAGTGCCAATCTGATTTAGCAGATTGCGTTGTAACTCAGACTCCATCAACCCTTGCCGAGAACCACCAAAAGCACCTGCTTGCGCTGCTTTTGCGCCGATTGCCTGATTTGCTATTTCAGCTTGGCGCTTAGCCTCTTTAATAGCGGGATCAACTGCACCTTGCATAAAAGGTGACATATAAGATGCTTGGACGTTGGTAATGTTCTGCCCACCATAAGTTGTGGGTTGCAGGTTAGGGTTAGTTGGTACAGGCATTGAGGGTACTGATTGTTGATTAGCACTTCCATCAAATTGCCCTGTTCCACCTACAAGTTTATTTAAACCCCCACCTAAACTACCTAAACCCCCACCCATACCACCCATACCACCCATACCTGTACCTACAGGTTGAATAGCCCAAGGATTTTTTTCATAAAAATCTTTAGTACCTCCAACAAAAAATTCTCCACCCATATCGCCCATACCACCGGCCATATCTTGCATATTACGCATTTGGTTTTCTTGCTGGAGTTTGAAATCTCTTTGTGCTTGAGTTTCTCGCCCTCCTCGATACTGCATATCCCCTCGGTACATCATATCCCTAGAGTTGGGGTCGTAATTTTGAGAGTTAGAAGCAGAACCAAAGTATGGAAGCTCTTCAGTGAATATGTTGTAGTTACCAGACCGCGCAACGCCAGTAATTGGAGTGGAAAATTCTGCATTATTTAACATTCCCGCATCAACCCCACCACCATCAAAAAAACCGGGAGGTTTTAGAGCAGCTTGATTTTTTAAATCTGCTGGAGAAAGTTGTGAAGCAAAATTAGGGTTAGCAAACGTACCTGTGGTAAACGAAGTAGGTTTATATTTCCCATAATCTAACGCACCAATACCAGCAGCTTGCGCTAAGTTTGAACCTTGTAGGAATTGCGCCGGAGTTGTTAAGTTGGCAATACCCGCACGAGCAGACTCAAGAAGGGGGGAGCTGCCTGTATATTTCTGGAAAGGTACGTCGGCTTCAGCAGAAGCTCTTTCTAACATACGCTCAACATACGGTGCGTATGCGCCACGAAGTCCAGACTCACCAGAAATATCTACGCCCGTACCTTTGCGGTCAGCACCCATATCGGTGCCGTAAGTAATTCCAGTACCGAAAGTTGACCCCGCAGCAGCTTTACGTGCAGCTTCTTGGGCTTGTGTAGCAGCATCAATTCCGGCTTTCTGGCGATCAGCGGCAGCTTTATCAGCAGCTTGTTGTTTTTGTAATTCAGTTTGCGCTGCTGTAGCTGTTTCTTGACGCTGTTGCGCCAAGTCCATTAAATACTTCATGTCAGAAGTAGATTGCTGTTTACCCAACGCATCAGTAAACAAATTCCCAATTGCCGTAGGGTCGTAGCGTTTTAATAACTCGTTGTAAAAATCAGCTTTAGCGTTTGGGTCAGTGGACGTTGCCAAGCTTTGAACTTTGGCCGCATCGGTTAAATACCCCATATCCTTAGCAGTCTGAGTTTGTCCTGTAGCATCTTTAATAATATTTGCAGCGGTAGCTGCATCGTACCCCTGACTAATTAAGTTGTTGTATACCTTAGCTTTATCCTGCACAGTACCTGATGCCACGTCTTGTACATCCGAAGCGGCTGCAAGATATTTAAGGTCTTCTGCTTTTTGTCCGGGCGCAACAGTATTAATCAGATCATTTAAAAATTGATTTGACTGAGTTGGGAAAAGTTCTTGTAGATCGTTATATAGCTCAGCCTTTTGCTGTACTGTAGCTTTTGGATCTTTAGTTAATTCTTGAACTTTAGCCGCACCCGTTAAATAATTCCAATCTGTATCCGTAACAGGTTTGCCCGTAACTTCGGCAATAGCGTTTTTAATTTGGGTGTCGCTGTAATTATCATTTAGCTGGTTATATAAAGTTGCTTTGTCAGCAACAGATTGGCTCCCAGCAATATTTGATATTGCTTCTTCAAGAGCTTGTTTACCTTCATAGATACCCGTGTTAGACGCTGCTTGATCTAAAAAATCGCTTAATCTATCTTTAGCTTCATACTGTTGCGCAACGCTATCGGATATTTGCTGCGCTTCTTGTACAGCGGCTTTTTGTTGTTCAGCAGTACCCTGCGACAAAATCCCTGGGCCTGTGGGTAATCCTGCATCAACAAGATCTTTAATATCACTTGCAGCTTCCCCCATTTTAGTGAGGTCATCTGCTGTAATACCTTTAGATATAAACCAAGCAAGTTTTTGCCCGCCTGTGTAATTTAACCAATCTGAGGGGAGTGCAGGGAATGCCATGATTACCTCGGCAAAAATTTATCAGGGTTAATTTGTTTGCCCTGTTTGTGGTTACCTGTTCGGGCGGAACGAATCTGGTCCATCATTTCGTAAAGACGTTTCGCACCAGCGTTAGAGTTGCCGTTACCGAGATGACTAACAACATCAGCAGGAATAACAAACTCGCCATCACTAAGCGCAGCAGGTCTTTTACCGTCGATATTTGCGGGGACTTTGTCTGCCATGCCATCTGAGTGTCCGTCGAGGTATCGTGGCGGTAGTGCACGTCCCCCTTGCGCCATATCCAATGACCCAATTCCACCTCCTTCGGCAGAATACTTAGTACCTTTAAACGCACTACGTGTTGCTGTTACAGGAGCATTTTTACCTAATGTAGCACCAGCAGCTTGTTTTTGGGCATCTTTTGCAGATTTATACGCAGCTAAAGCACCCAGCCCACCAAGTCCGGCTTGGAGAAGACCTTTGTTTGAGAGGAGTTTGTCAAGGAGTGATTGCCCTTTAGTTCCTCCCGTTTGTGTACCAAAAGGGTTGCCCGACATGATACCGCCGGGAGCAACATCAGCTTTAGCTTGATCTGAATACCCCGTCATCTCTTCAAGAGACATACCACCAAGGAGCGCACCTTTTAAATTCGCTAACTGTTCCGGCGTATATTGATCTCCATACTCTGCCACAAACTGACTATATAAAGTATCAACTTCGGGTAATGTTAAATCACCGTATAGATCAGTAAATTGAGGTAATGAGGGGCTTACAATACTCTCACCAAAATCCCAAGACTCCCCACTATCATCTCCACTATCATCACCACTTCCATATAAATAATTTCTTTTGTTGCTATCAGCCATCATCTACCTCCCGGCCTGCGCCGCGCTGCAATCATCGGTGCAGCAAATTGCATAAATTGATTAAATGCTTTTGGATCTACCCCAGCAGTCTGTAGCCCCTGCCCAATTCCGTAATTAATAGCCGCACCTTTTATGGCAGCAGCGGGATCAAACTTTCTACCTAGAACTTTTGCCGTTAATGCTTGTGTAGTTAAAGCTTTAGCCGGAGTTGCTAACGAACCAAGACCTTTAAACATATCAGGGGCGACTTTATTAACTCCCGCACCTATAACATCTGAAGCTAATGAAGATGTAGCGCCGGTTTTAAAACCTTTAGAAAACGGTTGGTCGGTTAGCGAGCCAATCCCCCCACTGAGAACCCCTGACACTAAAGCCTTAGCCCCAGCGTCGGCAGCAAAAGATGGAAGTCCTAAATTAGCTAACTGCCCTGCAATCCCACTACCTGCTGTATTAATCCCAAGCTCGCCAAGCGCAGCACCTGCTGCACCCGCAACACCAGCCGTTCCAGTAACCCCGCTAAGCAGTCCACCAACACCACCAAAAGGCATAGCAAGTAAAGACCCAACTTTTAACGCAGTAGCCACATTCTTAGCGTCAGGATGCTCGCCTTTATAATATTTTGGATCGCCAACAGGTATAAGTTTATCGCCCTGGGGGATGTAAGCTTGCGCCATGCGCTCGCGGCTTTCGCCTCCCGTTTTACCCCCCATGAACAGCACAACATTACCAGAGTTAAGTTCTTCTGGCGTAAGGGAATCTAGCTCTACTTCAACAGGATTACCTTTTTCATCTTTCTTGTACGCCTTGGTAAACGTGGATTTATGTCCTAGCTGCTCACCAAACTTTTCCCGCATCAGATCGCTAGCGGTCTTTGCTCTTTCTTCCTGCCCTACTACGTTACTTAATTCTTCCCCAGTACCATAAATATCAACGTTTTTCTTACCAAAATCCGTCAACCCAGCAAACGGATTAACCAACGCTTCCCCCGCAGTCCAGCCCGTGTCAGACTTTGCACCCTTGGGTGTAGCACCGTATTGCTTAGCCCGTGCAGCCAGATAGTCGTCTAAAGACCCCCCTTGTTGGGGCGCAGCAGCTTTTTGCTGTGCAACAAATTGCTGGAAGGCAGCTAGGGGGTTAGTGGTAGCCATCTTAAGTAGGTATAGAAGAAACGAACGCCATTGTTGCAATTACTGACGGAGTTTCGGGGCGTGTAGGCGAAGACGCAGCAGGAAAATGTTCTATGCTTACACCTAGATTATTAGTATGCCAGTATAGTTCAATATAGTCACCCGTATTTAGAGGCAAAAACAAGTTCAACGCAGCAATTAAATGCCCATCTACGCCACCATGACTATTTGGCACTGAAAACCTTGAGTTACTATTTGATAAGTTGGTTCCGTTAATAGCAGCCCATACGTCTACATCGTGTATCTGCGTATCTGAATTTTTGAACTGAATACTGAACTGTAAGTTATAAACACCAGGGTAAGTAACCGTCAGTTTAGAATTGCCTGCTAAATAGACGCTATCGGCAACATCAGTCACATCATAAGTAATTGCGTAAGCTGCCGTTGTACTAACCGCAATTTGATCCGAATCGCTTGACCAAGCACCAAACGGATTACTCATAAACCGGCCACCATCTGGCCCAAGCAAACTTCTCGTTATATTCTCAAGACGATTAAAGTAAAGTCTTAAGACATTTGAAAACTGATCGTGATACGCACGTTCGTAATTAGGCGGCGCAAGTGGCAGGCTAGGAGGGGCTGGATTATCTAATTTAAGAGTCATCGTCTGCCGTCCTGCCTGATGTCAATTCGTGGTGCACCAAGCTGCCATGTCGTACCAACACCATCTGACCCGATCTTCATAATCATCTGTCGCCCACGGATACGGGTGTAAACAATATTGGTGAACTGCTCAATCGTAACGGTGGATGTACGGGCAACAGATTTAGCCGCCTCGGTATTAAACCCAGACCCCGAACCGTTCATACCGTAAAGGGTCATCGTAACTTGGGGTGTTGTTGCTGTAGACCCATCAAATGTCAGATCCGGCACCATACGCCATACAAACCCAAAGTTTTGTCCGTCTTCAATATCAAACTCAGCAGACTCTATGTAAGCAGTAATTGGTAGCGTCGTGCCTGTTTCGTTATCGTCAACACCGTACTCGTGGTCAACAATGTTGTAGTTATATGTAGCAGCTTGTGGATAAGCGCGAATACCTGAATCGCTCCACGCCGTACGTGCCATCGTGCCGTAGTACCAAATATCTTCAGCGTAGTTGTACACCACATAGCGATCAACAGTCGTAGAATTAGCCGAACAGTAGAACCACCAAACCTCATTGAATCCTTCGTTTGTTCCAGCAAAGACTTGGAAGTTCTGGTACTTATTAATGTCGCTGAACACATACCGACGTAGATCGCAACGAAGTGTTTGCACCCTACCGTTGTACACATAGAACTTATCCACACCCATCCAGTAAGTTACCCCGGATGCAATTGCAGTGGCGTTAGGGCCGATGATGGACGTATTGTCCCCAAGAATTTGCGAACCCCAAACCAACGGCGGGCCGAGATATTGCAGAGAAAAAAGCGCAGAATCAGTCCACACCAACACTTCCTGCCTAGTTTGCTGCACTGCAATAATCTGCGAGCCGTGGGATAAGCGCAAGCTACCTGCTTGATTAAGCGGGGATGGCACCCAATCAACTAAAGATTCTTGGTTACCCCAACGAATGAGCATGGGGTCAGCAGTCGTACTGCCGTAGTCGGTTGTGCCAAATAGTAATAAGAACCTAGAAGCATCCGAAACCAGCATGCTGTATTGCACGGTAGGCACATCAACAAGCGTAGAGATACTTTGCGTTCCAGACTGACTGCCTGAAGTATTTATAGCCGAACCCGTTGCAGAGGTTGACAGGTTTGCAGTGACCCCATCAACATTAATTAAATAGTATGTTGTACCCGCAGTTAGCCCCGTTGGAAGTGCGCCAGTAGTAGCAAGCTTAATGGCTGTACCCTCAGCAAGCACGTTAGACAGCGTAATCACGCAAGGTGAAGCTATTGTTAGGGTAACAGTACCCCCAAGGCTGTTGAGTGCAACACCTCTTGTTGATAAGCCGTTAGTCGCATCCCAGTAATAAATACCAGCCGTGCGTGGACCAAAGACTAAGTCCTCCCCCCAGTTGCCAGCATTCCATATCCGCAGTGGGTCTGTAACCTGTGGCGTAACACCCCATGACCCACTACCCCAAGCACCTGCGCCCCATCCAACCAGAGGAACCTGAGCAACGCCCGGACCCGTATTAACTTGGAAAGCACCGACCGAAGACCCACCACCATTACCACTATCCGAGGCGTTTGAAGTGACAGGCGCACCCGTACCGGGATCTTTGGCCGTGATGGTAAAAGTATTTAATGTGGGTACAGAAGCAATTTGATATTGCTGATTAAGCACCGCTGCTGTGATGTTTCCACCCAGACTTACTGCACCGGAGAAGGTTACAAAATCCCCAGTGATTGCACCATGATTAGCCGATGTAACCGTGATGGTTGAGGAAAAGGGAGATACAGTAACCGCAGCAAAGGTCACTGATTGGGTTAAACGTATGGGGGTGATGTCGGAATAAGCACCACCTTGCTCAATGTAGTACTTTAGGTTGGTTCCTACACCAAGCAGGTTAGAGTTACTTAAAGTAACCCAGTTCCAAAGAGAACGGCAAATCCCTAAGTAAACGGCTTGCGATATTCTGCGCCACCCACCAATCTTCTCTGGTGTGCCCTGACGAAACCGAACCTTGTCGGATACATACCAACCGTTCTCATTTGTATAGCGAGTATTTTCTTTATTAACCCCGCTTTTCAGTAGTATCTTTTTTAATGGCACGGCTCACCTCATCAGTGCAGCTTCTGCCGCTCGGCGGCGGGTAAGCCCCGGCAGGACTCTTCCAGCGGCTTTATTCCACAGCATACATTGGTCGGCTGCACCATCCCAATCCCCCGCATCTATCCGCTTCTTGAACGTAGAAACTCGGTAGTTCCCTAGGCCACAATTGTAGACCCAGCTAGTCACAGCGGCAATGCGTCGGGGCAGTGCGGTTTGTATCTTTGGAGAAAGTTTAAACAAACCCCTGAGAAAGTATTCAACGTGGTGATCCAGTGCATCTTCGCATTGCTCAATCGTCCAGACCGTGCCGGGGTTAATGTCAGGGCCAGTGGCTCCCCAGCCAATTGTCCAAGGATGTCCACGGGTTCCGGGGTCAGGATAAGCTGTTACTCGTCCGTCAGGCAAACGCTTTGCTAGCCCTTCAAAGGGCTTGATCAGTACATCCTTGCAAAGCTTCTTTGCCTCTTTCACGATTTGTTGTACTTCTCAATAGACCGTCCTACAAACCAGAACGTCAACATCATGTTCAGCATGGCGAAGTCATCCTCGTCGTAGCTTTTGGTCAAAACCTCAGCCCAGTTAGCGTTGGTCTGAAAGGCAATCGTTAAGCCAGCAGCTTTGACAGCCACATATACGCCAAATGCAATCCAAGTAAGACCGGGGCGGGTAATAGCAGTGATAAAAGAAGCAAACCAGCCAGCCTCTTTTGCCGTTTGGGCTTGCTCCTTAAAAGCCTCCTTAATCGTGTCCATTTGCGAGATCGAGTAGTCCACATACTTCTCCTCCATCTTGAACTCGCCCCTCATTTTTTCGAGGTCGGTTTGAAGTTGGAACATGGATAGCTCGTGCTGGCGTTCGTTCTTTTTGTCCAAAAACTTGAGGACTTCAGGAGCAAGGCGAAAGATGCCACCAAAAATGGAGCCAAGCAAACCACCGCTGAGCAAATCAAACATCAGTGATCTCCGTTCCTATTAATCTCTTCCTTGGCTTTACGGGCTTCCCGTTCAATCTTCTCCCCGCGCAGCCGACGGACGGTATCAATCTTTTCATCCAACCTGATCAGGTCGTTATCGTGCATCCGTACCCGATCAATCAAGGATATGACCGACTTCTTGGCCGTTGAAAGCACCGGATCTATTTCCTCGGTTGACCACTTCCAGACGTAATACACCAGATACACAAGCCCACTGACTGCTAGCGTTGGAAAGCCATACTCTTCAATCAGTTTGCCGACGTTGTAGTCCATCAGTCTTTCCTAATGTCGTCTTTCTCGGCACGGGCAATCCGGTCGTAATCAGGTTCTAACCCAAGCGAATGCGTGACCTTGATGTCTATCCGCTGCAACTGGGTGTTCATCGTTTCCACCCGCTTTTCTAGCTGGGTGATGATGCTGGAAATGGAATTGATGGAGTTTGTAACGCCAGCCAGAATGTACTTAAGCGTTAGGTAAACAAAATACCCACCAAGACAGGCCGATGCAATAGGCAACCCAACTTGGTGGATAAACATGAACAGATCAAGGCTCAACCTTCTGTTCCTCAAGCTGGGCTACAGCCTGTGACTTGATCTTCTCAAACAGTGCTGCGATCTGCTTATAAGGAAGATTCCCCAGCGTATCTAGCACTGTATTGACTTCATCAAGGGTGAGTTCAAGCTTGAGCGGGTTCATTCACTTTCCATGAGGTAGTGGCTTCATCCCAGCTATACATCTGACCATCGGTCGGCATAGCCACTGGTGCTTCCCATTGTGCGTTGGCATTCAGAATCCAACTTGCATAAGGCTTTGGTGCCACGAAAGCATCAATGTCAGACCTGTAGGTATAACCAATCCCTGCGTAGTTCTTTCTGATGTTGCCGTTGTAGGAAGTCTGCTTCCATGTGCCGCCAAGGATTTTTTCCAAATGAGCTGCGCCAATGTGTTCTTTTTCCACACCGCTAGCGTCAGCCATATCTCGGTTGTCCACAACTACGACTTGTGTAACAACATTGTTTTCATCAATTTTCGCGTAATGTCCCATCGTTAACCTCTTGCAAAAGAACCGTGAAATTTATCCCGAGCTTCAATAGCAACTAGCTCGGCAAACTCTAAATCATCATGCCAGCCAAAAAACGTGCGTTTTCTGTTAACAGACATTTCAACAACCCATTTTTGACACTTCTTGTCCCATCTAACATTTTTAACGCCACTGGTGTTGTTTTTATGAATTTTTCTATTTAAGCAATTTTGTTGTTGCGTTGCCCCCCGAAGATTTTCAATCTTATTGTCTGCCCTATCATTGTTAATGTGGTCAATAATTTTTGGCACATATCCGTGGTGGTACATAAATATCAATCTGTGCAATGGATACACCACACCCTCTACTTTCATTCGTATGTATCTATGATGATTTGTAATTGGCGTAAATTTTGGTTGATAGCCTTGCTTTGCATACAGAAACCCATCACGATACTCAAACAGCTCTTTTAGGCGTTCTTGAGTAACCATTACGCCTCCAGTTTCAGTCCAGTTAAATCCATTTCCTCGCCAACTGTACCTAGCGGGAAGGTGTTAAAACTCAAGCTAACCCGTACATCCTCACCCTCTACAGTCGGCACCATGTGCGTCAGGCTTGATGGGAAAAGAATCAATCGCCCTGTAATGGCTTCAAACCACCAAGACTCGCTGTTCCATGCGTTCCACTCTGCCGGGGGCAATTTAATCTGCTGCCAACCATCCCGATAGAAATAGATCTTGTCGTTAGGGTTGGTCTGAATGTAGAACACGCCTGATACAAAAGAGTTGGGATGTGCGTGTTTGTGGTGATACTGCCCCGGTTCGCTGTAGTTGACCCAGCTTTGCGTGAGCCTTAGCGTGACATCGTGCTTGGGGTTGGTTGTAGCTTTGAAATACTCAGCCACCGAATCTTCCATCCATGACCTAAGACTTGTCATCACAGGGCTTTTGAGGACGAAGTTATTGACCGAGGTGCGGTTGCCCATATTGGCACGTTGTTCCAACTCCATGAGGAAAAACTTCTCTTCCTCGGTTAGCTCACGCCCAAGGTCAAAGAACCCAACGGGTTGTGCAAAGAGTCCGTGCAGGTTCATGCAGCCGCCTTTTCAAACATAGCGCGTTCTTCATCAATCTTGGCTTGCTGCTCAGGCAAGTACATCGTCGGCACGGCGTCTTCCAGCTCTTTGATCTTCTTCATCACAAATTCAACTTCTTCCCATGACGGGCAGGGTCTTGGATCGTCCCAGCGTGTAAACCCAACACCAGATGTCCACTCCCATTTAGCGCCTGGGCGAAGCATTTGCATAGCTACGTCAATGCCGTAGTAACGATACATATTTACCTCTTAGTAGTTAACTTTGATGATGACGATACCGGATCCGCCTGCGCCTGCAACAGTTGACCCGCTATCACCGTTGTTTCTACTTCCACCGCCACCGCCACCCGTATTCGCTGTCCCAGAAACTGCGCCAGTAGTCCAAACCCCAGCGCCCCCACCGCCAGTG